GCTTTATTCTTTCCTAAGGCTATAAACGTATAGTCCCCTATATTATCTTCCTGCTTAGCTATCTCTAGCATATCTAATATATTACTTATCATGCCGTAGTAATTTCTTCTATTTCACTTAAAGCGTCCGCCTCTGCGTAAGCTAAATCTGTATTCGTTCTACCATAGAATCTAAAGTAGTAAGTCGTAGCTGAGGTCGCATTATTTTTCTGGTAACTAGAACTAAAGGGAACCGTAGGCCTTTTATTATTACTAGCCGTAGGATAATCTATTTTACTTACTCCAGCTACCGCAGCTATATCGTCTACGTCAGTTCCTATTAAATCGCTAGAGTTAGTACTATATAAGAATCCATATTCGTCTATATTATCTGCAGTTCCTATTTTACCTAGAGTTTTTATTTGATAACCTATCTTAAAAGAAGAAGAAGTAACCTCTCTTAGATTAGCGTCTGCAGTATAGTCCTCCGTATCTGCGGTAATTATATTAGAATCTACTGTAATATGCGGATCGAATACAGTAGGCGGAGTTACTTCTACTGGATCTCCATTAACGCTAGTATCTGGCGTATTATTATCTGAAGTAGTACCGTCGTTAGAATCATTTATAAAGACGTAACCGTCGTTAATTTTAGAGTCTGTACAGTCAGTTTTTATTATAGTAGAATCTATAGTAGTAATATCTACGTCTGCAGTTACGCAGGAGCTTTCTAATACTATTTCTTCTTCTCTATATATAGTATCTCTAATTATATTCTTACCTTCTACGGCAGTAGTGTTAATTAATTCTAGATTACTTAATAGCTTCTGAAAATTAGTAGTTATCTTATTTATTTTATATAACCTATCTGTAATTAAAACTTTGTCATTTAATTTTAGATTAGATAATATTCTCTGAGGCAAATAAGCGGAGGTATTTGTTAATCTCCTTTGCTTATCGAAAATATCTACTATATAATTTTTGTAATATTGGCTAAATAAAGAACTTTTAAAAGGAACCTCAGCGTATTCGTTTATTTCTGAAGCAAAATTTATATTTACAGAATCTGTTAAATTGTCTCCTAGTTCTATAGAATTAGAAGGCATATATACTTTAGTGTCTGCGCTTAAGGTAGTCGTACTACTGTCAAAGTTTATAAGTTTTATAGGTTCGCTTATCTCTTTGCTTACCGCATAAAATAAAAGAGGCTTGCCTATTGTTGGCTCTTGTTTTTCGTCTGCGCTCCAGCCTATTTGTATACCAGTATCGGAACTATCGTCGGCATCTGTTAGCTTCTCGAAAAGCATATGTTCAAAGGGAGCTACTATCTTATACTCAGATCCTAAATTATTATCGTTTTCTTTATAATGTAACCCTCCCCAATCTTTATTATTTAAGTCCTCGTAAGTAGCCGCTAAAAAAGTATCTCTCCCTTCGTAAGAAAAAGTAACTTGTCTATAAGGTACTATAGAATCTACCGTAACGGTATCTTTATCTATATAAGGGGTAATATCGTAAATACTATCGCTAGCTCCGTAAAATTGATCTAGAGTCTGTACTACTATTTTTCCCTCCTCGTTTTGGTAGGCCGTAAGGTTAAACATTTTAAAAAGTCCAGTAAGGAATCCTAGAATAGTTATATCTGGCATTTGATTAGCAGCATATAATTCCGTATCTGCTCCTACTGTAGCCGTACCCGTAAAATTAAATTCTCTTTTTCCTGCGATAGTAGCTTTTCTAGTAACTTTTACCTTAATAGTAAAATCTGCAGGCGTATTACATTGTACTGCAAAAGTATAAGAACCTTGATCTATCTCTATTGCGTCTCTTTCTGCTATAGGAGTAAATACTCCGTTAGTTTGACTTCCAGTATAGCTAGAGAACTCGTTACCTTGTTCGTCGTATATTATAATAGTAAAAGGGCTACTTACTGTAGTTTCTACGCTTAAACTTAAGCTTCTTTGCTTATCTGCTCTTTTAGGATTGCTAATTACTTGAGCGGGATCTGGAGTAGTAAAGGTATTATCGTTTTGTATTATACCTACCCCCGTAGCTCCAGTATCGGAACCAGAAAGTACGGTAAAATCTTGAAAATAAGTACCGCCCTCTTGGTCAGTAAATAAACCGCCAGATTTAGTATGCAGCCAAAGATATAGATTATAGTAAGGTAAGTTATTCTCATTGAAAAAGTCTGTACTAAATTCTATGCCGCTTTCTTTATATTGAGCCTCTATAGCTTTTATAATCGCATGCACTCTTATAGCTGGCTTTAACTCGGTTAATTTAAGGCCTCCGTTAGTTACGTTAGCTAAGTTAGCTTCTCCAGATACTCCAGTATAAGAAGCGTTACTATCGTATATCATTCTATCGGTATGCGATATAAGGGGAAAGACTACGGCATCTTCGATATCTATTTGGTCTACTTTGCTAGTATCTCCTTTTAATGGCATGTAGAAGATCTCGTTTTTTCCGTCCTGCAGATATTGCTTTACGTTAGCTGAAGTATAATCGAACTTAAAATTACTTATTAAATAAGATAGAGACGATAGCTTTTTTTCTCTAAATACATCCTTTAATATAACCCCACTTCCGAAGAAAGTAATTCTATAAGTAAATGGCCTATTATCTTTAGTAGTAGAACCCTCTAATTTTATATAACCCTCTTTATAAAGTCTATAGTTTAAGTATATCTTAGCCTTATGCCGTCTCTTAGGATCGAATCCGTCTATAAAGTAATTATAGAAATGCTTAAATATAATATTATTAGTACGAGAAGCGGGTACGTTAAAAGTCCTAGTAAAGTCTGAAAAAACTTTAGATATATCCCTAACGTCTTGTAACGATTGCGTATAATTAACCGTTTCATTATCGTAAAGTTCTACTTCGTCGTAAGACTCCCCGTTCTCGTTTAATATATATAACTGTAAATTAATCATTACCTTACGTTATTAATCTTATTAAATGCAAATTCGAAATCTACCGTATAGTTAGATAATTTATTATTTAAGCTTGTTTTTAATTCTAGATTTTTACTTAAAGGTATTATAGGTAGCGTTTGGTTATTCCATCGAATCCAAACTTTTTCCGATAAAAAGAGTTCTTCTATCGCACTATTAAAATCGTCGTTTACGAATCCAGTATTAAGACTTATTTTAGTTTTAGCGTTAGTATTATACCTTTCTCTTTGGCCTCTATAAGTATCGTAGGTTACGTTATTATTCTCGAAGATATTTCTCTTAAAAGTTTCGTCCGTTACGTTAAAGCTTTCTGTAGTCTTTTTAAAGAAGTATAAATCTTGAAAAGCTCCGTACTTATTTACAAAAGTTACTTTATAAGGAGTAAATTTAGGTTCGCATACGTTATTTATATTTATCGTTTTTAAAAGAGTAGTATCGTCCGTATCGTAAACTCTAATAATAGAACTATCTGCGGGTATATTTAAGTACTGTATTTTTTGATTCGTATTACCGTTATCTGTTATTTGTGCTTCTGAACTATCTACTACTACCTTACCTACTCCTTCGGCAAAGATTGGTAATTTACCTATAGTACCTTCTGGAATATATAAAGTTGAGGTAGATATTAAGGCGTGCCTATCTAATTCTGGATTTATACCTTCTTCAAAATATCCAAACCCGTCTAAAGCTAAATAGGTATTCGACTCTGGACTTCCGTAACTAAATTCGGTATCGTTTTCGTCTCTTATAATAGCGTCAGTTCTTACCCATACTGCATAACTAGAATAATTATCGTTAAATTCTATATTAATATAATCTCTTACTAATTCTGCAATCTCGAAATTAATTTTAGTCTCTCCAGTAATTAAAGACTTATTTAAAGTATATTTTTTATCCGTCGCAGTATAACTAGAGGCTAATCCAGTATATATATAAATATCTAAAACTATATTATCAAATGCCATTATAATCTCCTTAATTGTTTAGTATTCCAGTCTTTTAAATAAACTGCTTTAATCGCGTTAGCACTTCCAAAAACTAAAACGTATTCAAACTGTGTAGCAGCAGATATTGCGTAAGTTCCTTTAGTTTTTCTTATATAAGTATGATTCCCGTTAGTTACATTAAACTCCCCCGTTCCTCCACTTGCGCCAGTACAGAGAGTTTTACCTTCCCATGAGCCGTCTGGAGCTAGTACATCTTCTGCGTACATTAAGTATTGAGTAATCGGAATGTTTTTTTTGTCAAAAGTAGTATAATTGTCATTACTCCATACTCCTATATACCATTCATTAATTTTTAGGTCGCATGGGTTTGGGGGAGGTGCTGCGGGTTGTTTTATTCTTTCGTCGCAGTCTATAGTACTTCCAGTATTAGTAAATCCGCTTGGAACCTCTATAGTATAAGTTACATCTCTTCTAGTTACTTCAGTTACTTCTGGAAAAGTAGTAGGAGTAAAACTTTCTATAGTTAGATATTCTCTTCCATTAGGCCCATAGTATTTAGCGACTCCTGCAGTTACGCTACCGTCGACTAAAATGGCTTGGTCGTCTAAATCTACGTCCGAGCAAGTAAAAGTAGGCACTATTATATTAGATTTTTGCGTATAAGTTACGTTGCATTCTATCGTTGAACCAGAGTTAGAATAGCCAGAAGGAACTAATACATCGTAATACAAAGTAACGCTTATATCTGAGCCAGAATTATTAGCGGCTATACTTGTAACTGAAGATCCTCCGCTAGTTTCTTTAGTTGCGGTAACCGTTCCTATAGAAGAAGGAGTAGTAAGGGTTCCGTCTGCAGCTACTGCTCCTCCTAATAAATTAGCAGTAGTGCAATTAAAAGTAGCTAAAGAAGTAAGGGTAGTAGTAATCGTTTGTTTTGCGTTACATCCAGTACTATCGTCTATTCTTTCTAATTGGAAGCTAAAAACCCCAGCGACGCTTCTAGAAGTAATAGTAATTTCTTCGTCTGTAGTATTTATACTTACGTCTAAGTAAGATCCATTAGAATTTAAAAGAATATCTGTAAAATCTGTAGTAGTACCCGTAAAATAACTAGAGTAGTCTATCGTTACCGAACTTCCTCCAGTATTTAAAGCTTGACTAGGAATAGATCCGCTAGGACTTACTACAGTAGGACAGTCTACGGGTTTTAAAGGCTGAGTTGCCGTAACTTCGCAAATAATACCATCTCCTTCATTACTAAAGCCAGTAGGAGCTAAAATAGTAAGTTTTAAAGTTCTTAAAGTATCTCCGCTAACTTCGTCAAAAGATCCATTAGAAAAATCTGCCGCATCTGAAGTATAGGAATCTATACCGCCGTAATCTAAACTAGGCAAAGAGATGGCTCCGCTTTCGTCTACCGCAAATCCTTGAGCATTAGCGTAACTACAGTTAAATTCTGGTAGCGGTTCTGGCGGTTCGCTATAGCTTAAATAATAAGGGCTTCTTACGTTTATCTTAGTACTCATGATCTTAATCTTTTTTCGTTAAGCGAAAACGCTAATAAATCTTCTACGTCTAATCCAAATCTTTCTATAAGTTCGTCTGGTAATTTCTTAAAGTATTTCTCGAAGGGCTTAGTAAAGAATAAGCTAGGTTTAATACCTTTCTTCTTTATACTTCTGGCTAGTATATATCCCATACTTTTATAAGAACCAAATTTACCGTTACCTAGTCTTGGCTGCATTCCTCTAAATCTAGCCCATTTAGATAAAAAGCCCGTATGGTATTCTAGTCCTACTAAATTAGAGCTGCTAGAGTAAGAGTAAGGAGTATTATATTTTCTTTCCGTACCGCTTACCCCTTTGTCTTGGTATAGACCGTACTCTTCCATAGAAAAACTAAGAGAAAAGCTATTTTCAAAAACTTCAAAGTCTCCGTCTATACTTTCGTATAACTTTTTACTTACCCTCTTTCTTTTCTTAGATAGATTATGCTTAGCCTCTCTTACGACTTTATCTCTAAACTCTTCTAAGAACTTTCTGCCTTCTCCCTTTGTTAGCATACTGTCATATCGTTTTGAATTAGTATATCTAACGTAGAGGCCCATCCTGCTAACTTATTCTCGAATCTATCTACGAAAGGCTCGCAAGTAACTGCTCCCTCTACTTGGTATTTATCTTGGTATAAAGTACCTCTTTGTAATAAAGCTATAAGTCTATTTTGGATTGCTAGCTGAGTATTAAGTACGTCCTGCTCGTTATCGTTTCCTATAAAGTTATCTGTAGTTTCTTCTTTACTTTCGTCTACTACGTCCATAGAAAGCACGCTAATATTAAACGTAATAAAGTTAGAATTTACCGTAGCGGTATTTACTATAATATGCGATAAAGGAAAGATAGTAGTCTTATTTAAATCTACGTCGTCTAGGCTTCCGAAAGTAACCGTATTAACGAAAGGTTCCGCTATTAAGGTATCTTTTATTTTATCTGTTAATTCGTAGAAGGCTTTCATTTCTTAAATTTTTCTAACTGTTTCTTTTCTAATTCTATCTTTTCTTTTTCGAAGGCTAAAAATAATAAAGCTTGATGCATATTTAATCTGGTAACGTCATCGAAACGGGTAGCATCCCCCTTAGCGAGTCCATAAATTGACTGGAACCAGCCCCACTTCTTTCCAAAGCTACTAATGCTTCCGTATTCATTTGGTTCGGAGCCTCCTGCTTCAAATAATTCAGGATAATTTCTAGTAATTCGTTGTTTAAACGGTAAAAAAAAACCATAGCTCCCATCGCTATACCTACTGGCATTTTCTTAAATACCTCAGCGTTATCTAGGCCCGTATACTCTTCTATAAGATATTTACCGTCTTTTTTATAGTTAATAGGTCTATATAGAACTGCCATAGCTTTATGGATTGTTTCCCACTCCGTAAGGTTTTCGTCTAGATCTATAAACTCCCCTATAGTCATATCGTCAAGCTTAGGAATAAATCCGTACTCTATACCGCCTAAAGTAAACGTAGGAACTAAATCTGTTTTCTCTGCGAAGATCTTATCTATATCTCCCAGTATTTCTTTTATACTAGTAACTCTTATACTCGCTATATCTTTAAGCTCTAGTCCGCAGAAGATCTCTACTGTTTTGTGGAGTAAGAAATTCGAGTCTTGGTTTTCCTCAGTATTTATCTTATCGAATCGCTGGTATTGCTCTAGGGTTATCTCGTTAAGACTTTCGGGTACGTTTACTTCTAACTTCATATATTATATAATAACTTATTCCTAAATATGTATAAAAGAAAAGAGCCGTATTTCTACGACTCCTAACTAATTAAACTAAAACAAATCAAACAAAGTTATTTATCTCTATTATAATAATATTTATAGAGGTCTGCTATTCTTTCGTACATGGCTAATTTTTCTTTTTTATTCCTTTGGCTCCAGATCATATCTCCAGTTCTTTTAAACCCTTGATAGTTTACTTGAATAGCTAAACGAGGAGGATTTTCTGGATTAGCCTCTCTCCAGATAATAGGGTATATAGTTATACCGTTATTAATGCACCAAGAAGAGCTAAGATCACGCATACCAAATCCAAAGTAAAAAGTCTAAGGCAGCGTACATAAAGACAAAACTTAACGCTACAAATAGCGCAGCTTGGCCTATAATCTTTAAGGTATTTCTTCTAAGTTCTCTAGAAGTAGCCTTCCTAATTAAATAGTACTCAGTACTAAAATCGGTCCTCCAATTTTCGGTATTAATTTCTCTGTAATTTTTCATAATTATTAGTTTTATAGTTCGAATATATAAACATTTTATTAATATTCCAAATTAGTAAATAAAATATTCCCCCTTGTTTGGGTTCTCTAGAGTATCGGTAAGAATATATCTAGCCGCATCTATACAGTCTGGGTGCGCTCCGCTTGGCTTTTGTAACGTATTACCGTCTTTATCTTTGGCCCAAACGTAACCCTCTAGCTCTCGCTTTAAGTTCTTACTTCTTGAAGTTATATATATCTCGTTTTGGTTTATTAGATTTATACCATATACTACGGAGTCTCTTCCTTTAGATACTGGAAAGACGTTATGGCCGTAGCTTACCAATTCTGCGATACTCTTAGGCTCTGCAGAATCGGCCGTAATATTTTCTTTAATGTTATTACTTTGTAAGTAAAGACTTATATCTCTATTTAACATTCCTTTCTTATATAGAACTTCGTCGAATATATAAGCTTCGTTCCACTTATATAATCCTATTAGAGTAGTAGGATCTACAGAATAACCGAAGTCCATACCGTAGCCTATAAGCCTAGCTTCTTCTGGTATATTATCTATTTCTCTCCAGTCTGGTATACATGCCCCAGAAAGAGATCCCTGCTCTCCAAGACCGTAGACTCTCCACCAGTTGGACCAAAAAGTTGAGGTCTTAGCTTTTTCTCTAGCCTTTTCTATTTCTTTTATTATAGACTCTGCTAGTGCGTCGTTATCTTTATAGGTAAGAGTTATATAGTCTACGTCTGGCTCTCCTATTATTTCTTTATCTACCCAGAAAGCATGCGAAGGGTTATAATCTAACCAGATACTCCCAGAGGTTCTTATTTGGAGTTCCGAGAAAGCAGAAAAAGAAATATTATTACACTCATTAATAAAGAGATCGGTACGGCGACTACCTCTAAGTCGGTCTGGTTGATCCGTAGAAAAAAACTCGATATAACTTCCATTGGTAAAAGTATATTTTAAGTTACTGCGGTTAAACTGGTTTTCTTTATATCTATTAAGACCTTTTAGGATATTTAAAAAATCCTTCATAGCTCCCCGCTTAATACTAGGAATAGACTCAGCTACTACGCTTATCTCTTTTCCTTCTTGAGTAATTGCTTCGTTAATTAGTATAGCTAGTATACAGATAGTTTTTCCTGCAGAGGTTCCCCCTTTAACGACTTTCGTTCTTTGGGTTAATTCTCTTAGTTTATAAAAAGCTGGGGTTTTCTTTATCCGCATATAAGTACAGATAAGAGCTTAGGTTATCTCTTAATCCATAAATAGAGGTACGTCCTCAGATATATTTATATCCTTAGTCTCTCTAGGTTTTCCTGCGTAGTAGTTATAAAATAACTGTACGAATTTAAAGTCTTTATTCTTTAATCCTTGTTGAAGAGCTTCAAAAGCTAAAGGTTCTAACGGGCCTAACTTCTCTACTAAAGCTATCTCTTCTGCTTTAGATTTACGTCCTGCAGTTTTATGCCCTCCGTTATTTTTACGTCCGTCCATTAGAATTAAAAAACATTATTATTAATTATATAATAAAAAAAAGGGTTAACTGTTAATCAGTAATTGGTTTTTTAGGAGTCTCTTCTCTTTTCTTTCTTCTCTTAGCTCAAGTAATACCTTAGCAAATTTACTTCTATAATAAGCCGCTGGATTTCTATCTCTGTCTCTAGTTCCCTCTGTCCTTCTTATAATTAGGTCTAGCTTTTGGTATATCTTAAAATATTCTTGGGCATCTTCGTAAACGCTTATTTGGTAATCAAATACTTTAAGACCATGTAGGGCCGTAGCATGATCTCTGCCTACTATACCAGCTATTTTAGATAACGAGTCTCTACTATGTACTCTAGCTAACTTATAGTATATAGCTCTGGAGTATACAAGTTCTCTTCTTCGGTTCTTACTAGTGAGATCTATCTTAGTCTCCTCTTCTACTATTTTTAGTATTTTCTCTAATTTCATTTATTTTAAGTTTTATTGAGTTAATAGTACTTTCTTTTACTTCTTTAATTGCTCTAAGAATACCTTCGCAGGCTTCGTAATCTTCTAGGGCCTCGTAGTAGGCGATCGCTTTTTCTAAATCGTCTATAGAAGCCCCTTCAGATAAATCTTGGAGAGCCATATAATAAAAATCATTTACTATATTCCTATTCACTAATTAAATATAATTAATTTAAAGTATTATTAAGCTCTACTACTACATTATTAAACCAATAGATAAAGCTTTCGTCTCCGTCGGGGATTGGCTCTTGACTAGTTGTTAAGTGATTTAAAACTGATATTTGAAACGCTTTTAGCATTTTATATCTATCTTCTGTAGTTTTTTCTTTTATAATTAAAACTGCAGCTAATCTTAAGGCTGGAGAACCTAATTTTTTTCTTCCCCATTTAATTACTAGCTGAGAAAATAAATCGACCATATCGTCTGAAAATTTCTTATCTATATAGTTAAAAGATCCTTTTTTTAAATTTTTATGGGATCTGCTTATTCCGTCGTAACATGAAGCCACTACGCCATTAGATAAAGTTTTTTGATAAGAAATCATTTGGTTTCTCAAATGTATATAATTATTATTTTTTTTATCCGCCCAAGACTTAACGTAATCGTATAAAGACCATGATTTATTGTGAGCGTTTAAATCAATTATATATTGTTGTATCTCTTCAAAATCTCCATTAAGCCAGTCAATAACACTACAAGGAACTTCTTTTATTCCATGTAGTTTAATAGCTTCTATTCTATGCTGACCCTCGACCGCGTAGAATTTATTATCAATTTTGACTACTTTAATAGTATCTGCGAATCCGTTCTCTGTAATTAGATTATACATTTTTTGAACATGGCTTTCGCTTACTTCTCGGTTACCGTCTATAAAATTAATAGACGAAGTTTTAAGTGTTTCCACTTTAGCTATATTAAACATAATAATGAGGCTCTTAACCCCTTTTTTAAATAACGCCTACTCTATTCGGTTTTCGGCTATCCCGTTATAATATTCCTCTTAAGACGTATTGGTCTATATCGTTCTCCTCTCTAAAAAAGTATTTATATATTCCTACGGCTTGTATAAATTTAGCGCGTCCTGCTTCTATAAATTCGTCGCTCGTTTCAAATATACCTACGTCAGTAGAAGATTTATCTACTACTATAAAAGTACATTTCTTACGATTGAACATCTTTAAATATAAATAAGCTTGTAGATCGTAACCGTATTTAGAAGCTGAAAAACGGAAGGTAGCTAGGTCGGCTGAGCTTTTGATATCGCATATCATATCGTCCCTAAGGATATCTGCCTTAGCTCTAAAGGGTAACCCTTCTATCATAGCTACCTCTGGTACTTCGAACTCAGACTTACTTAGTAATCTTAATACCTCTTCGTTTCTTAATAGAGCGTCTGCTAGTCTTTCGCTTTCGCTTATTTCTTTTCTTAGGTATACTTCTCCATGCTCCGCTAGAGCTTCTTTATATATCTTAGTGTTCTTAGTCGTAGCGTCTACCACTTTTAAGGCATCCATTTTGTGCGGTTCTAATACTGCCCAATGCAAAAGCTTTCCTAATCTAAGAGCTGGACTATCTCCAGATCCGTACTTAATTACGTTCCTATAAGTTTTAGGAGATTTAAGTAAAGTTTTTAGAGAGCTACTACTTAAAGCATGTTTACCCAAGTGGCCGTAATAAAATTCATCGCTCCCCATCATGGCTAATATCTCTTCTCTTGAATAGTTCTCGTTATTTAGTAAGGTTATCATAGCTCTATAATTTCTTTTTGGGATTCTAGTCTAGATAATAAAACCGCCTTACATTCCTTTCTATAGTAATCTAAAAGGCTTTCGTTAGTAGCATCTTCTAAGAGTTGCTCGTTAGTCATGGTTTCGTAATACGTTGGAAACATAATTATTCGTTTTAAAGTTATACGCTAATATAGTAAACATTTTATTAACTATTATTATTTTTTTCTTTTTCTTTAGGAAAAACTTTTTTTTCTAATTGTTCTATCCTATAAAGAGCTACTGCTAAAGCCTCTTGAGTAAGCTTTAAATCGTTTCGCATTTTAATTAATTTAATCTCTTTCATTTTAAATTTTTAATCTTTTCTAAATATAAAGCAGCGTCTAAAAGCTCTTGTTGAAGTTCGTTTACCCATCTATAGAATCCGTCTGGATTATCTTCTAGAGTAGTGCCGTATTCTTTTATTCCTTTCTGAGATCTGGAGTCTAGTAAGTTCTTAACTTTTTCTACTATCCCGTCTTTCTTTGCTTCGTATACTAAACCAGTAGTAGAATCAGTAACGTAACCTTTTAAGTTATCCATGTAGCTATTCATTTATTATAAAGTAATATATTTTTACTATAAAGTATTCTAAAATCCTAAAAGCAATATAACCAGCTAAAAAACTATCCATAGGTTACTTTATATTTTTCTAGTTCTTTCTCTACCTCAGCTAGTTTCTCCTCTGCTTTTCTAGCGCGTTCTATTGCCCTTAGCTTATCCGATCTAAACTCCTCTATAATCTTTTCTCTATACCATTCGTTAGTTTCTAGTTCATGCGTATAGGAATACCAGCTCGTTACTGCAGAAATCATTTCGTCTAATTCTGGTATAGGTTTTTTCTTTTTCCAGTCTAGTAATCTGGTAGATACTATTTCGAAGTCGTTACTAAACTGAATACTTTTAAGGTTTTGGATTTTTCTCATATTCTATTATCTGTTTTTGTAAATGCCTAATATCGTTATAAGTTACTTTAATTAAAACATCTTTACGATCTTTTCTAGTATATCTTTTTTTATAGTCCTTCTTATCTTTAGCTATTTCGGTAAACTGACTAGCGTACTCGTATAAATCTATTCTCTTAAAAAAGCAGAAGGAATTAAGTTCTATAATATCGAATACTATATATTCTGCGCAGCACTCTAGCCAGCCTTTATCTCCTCTTACGTTCTTTAACTCTAGCCAGATAGTTTCTAAATGCCTATTACCTTTTACGTCTACTCCTATATTATTAACGTAAAAATCTATATGCTTATTTATATCGTCTTTTTTGCTAGATTTTATGCAGGAATTATTTCTCTCTAGCATTAGGTTAAGAAATTTATCCTCTGCCTTATTACCCTCGCTAAAAGAATATCTATATCTAGCCCCCGATACCATATTAAGAATATTCGTTATAAACTTTTACTAAAGCATTCCAGACTGTATTTCTAAAAGAGCATTGTGTACATTCTACTTTAGTTCTAAAAATACGTTCGTATATCTTAGCGTAAGTCTTTACCTCTTCTGCGCTAAACTTATTCTTTCTAGTATCTATGGCCATCTTCATTAAGTCAAATTCAGCCTCCGTAAAGCACTCTGGCTTTCTTCCTCTAAAAAGTTCGTTTAGTTTTTCTTTTCTAGCCTCGCAGCCGCAGTCTTTACCTAACGCATCAAATACAGTATCTACTACTTTCTTTATACCAGTAGCTTTAGTTACCTTTTCTATCTTATCTCCGATATTTGGACCCGTAGAAAGAGCTGCATGCTTTTTAACGTATTCCTTATAGGCCTTTGTTCTCTTGTCTGTAGGAATCGATTCTTTCGAACTCTCCTTGTTTGAAATCTTCATAATCTTCGCTAATTTTATTTTTAATATCTAATTTAAGGTTTTTTAAAGTATTAAAGATACTTACCCAGCTTATTTTAGTTTCGCTAGCAAGCTTTCTTATACTCATATCGGTCTGGCTATATAGCTTCCATATCTTTTTATCATACCAATGCCAGTCTTTAGCTACGTCGTCTACCATTAGGCAAATCTTATGGAAAGCTTCATTTTCTTCTATATCGTCCTCATGAGGTAGCTCTAAGAAGTTTTCGTCTTTATCTATACTTATTATAGTTACTTTTTTCTTTTTATTATAAAACTGGTAGGCCAAAGATCTTAAAGTAAAAAACATATAGCCCTCGCTTACTTTACCGTCTTTTATAATCTTATCTGGATTACTATACTTAGATAGCGCGATATAGGCTTCTTGGGTAATATCTTCAGCGTATAAATCCCCTACTAGGCTACGAACTATACTAACCCAGTATTTATGCCTTTTAGCTACTATACTTAACCATTCTAAGTCTCTATCCAAATTACAGTAATACTTAAAAATATTATACATACTTGCAGGGTATGCTCTCTGCCTTCTTCGTAATCAGTATAAGCGTAAAGACTACCTACCATAAAACCAAATATAGGAGCAAAAGAAATCTCTGCTCTATTAATATGGCCTATATAGACTATAGTAAAAGCTAAAACAAATAATAAGATAAAAAACGTAATCAAAATAAAACTTCTTCTATATTAGATTTTTTACTATGTAGTATATCCTGCCCCATAAATTCAAAGCCTACGTTATTCTTAACCATACGCATACGAATCGGCTCTTGGTACGGGGTGCATCTACCGCCAGTTTCTGTCTCCTTTATTTTTAAAACATGAAGCTCCGAGTACATCCAGTCGGTCGGGTGGTTAGTCATTCTATGGCAGCATACTACGTCGTCTGCTCTATTACCCCACTTACCCCCTCCTTCTACAGAAGCTAATCCTAGAGGCTGAGGTAATCCAGCGTACTCATGTTCTTTTGGGTATATTTTTCTAAGGGCCTCAGTTACCCCATGAGCCGTAAGAAATACCGTTACATTATCTTTCTTAGCAAATAGTCTAAACTCAGAAGCTACTTGGTAATCGTATAAATGCGAACCTATTCCCCTCATTACTTGAGTATCTACGCTTAAAGAGTTATAAGGATCTATTAGTAGACCGTCGTAATTCCAAACGTCTTTTATAGCTCTAGCTTCTTTTAAAAGGTCTTTATAAGTATAGAGATCTTCTACGTCTATTACTTTGAAAAAACTATTACACCACTCTATAGTTTTATTTATCTCTTCTTCGCTAGCGGTATGTATAGGCTTACCCATTTTAAACTCTATAATCTTTCTTACTATAGAGTCTGGAGTATTTTCGCTAGACCATATTAGGAACTTTAATTTATGTAGGCTGGCCCACAATACTAAAAAGTATATCATTACGGAGCTTTTTCCTACATTAGCATGCCCTATCCAGAGGGAGAAGTTACCCTGCTTATAGCGCAAGTATTCGTCTATATCGGGTACTCCTATCTTTAAACCTTCGACTACTTTTCCATTCTTTATATCGAAGATTCGGTTTTTAATTCTATTGGTTTCTGCTATCATTGTTTTATAGACTGCGAAGTTCTCGCATATTTTTTAAAAGTTAAAAAGTTTTTCTTATCTGTTTTTTCTATATAATATCCAGTAATAGGATTTACTAAGTAATTCCAGAAATCTTCTGGCATCTCTCCTTCTAATATTTTCTTCATATATCTAATATATAAAAAAAGGGGCTAAAAGCCCCCTTAATTAGTAAGGTAAATCGCTAGAAGCTCTAGCTGCGTTTTGCTCTTGGTTCGTAACCTCGTTTCTCTCTGCTAAGCATATACCTCCTTCTGCTATCCATTTAACGGCTGCGTTACCTAAAGTAATAGCTTTTACCTTATTCTTTCTTTCTTCTTCTGAAATAGTTTGAGTAACCCAAACGTTATTACCGTAAGAAGAAGCGTCTTGGACCATAGCGGTAAAATTAAGATAGGTCTTTCCGTTCTTAGCATTTATAAGTCTGCTTTTATCGATTGCAGTAAGGTCGATACTTCCCGAGATAATTGCGGTATTCTTTTTTTCCATGTTATTTCTATTTTATAATTTAAGTAATTAAAATAAGTTTTTCCGATCTTAGAGTTTGCCGAGTTCATTAGCTACTTTAGTTCCAATTTTATACTTGTTTCTAAGATCTTGTACAGTATAGCCCTTTTTAATTAAGTCTAAAGCTTCATTATAATCGGGAGTATTAAAGTTTAACCAGCCTTTTTGATCTTCTGGTAGTTTAGGTATTTTAGGTAGTGAGCTTTTTAATTCTCCTCCTAGAACCCAGTCTGCGAATTGCTGAGCAGTAGCTAAGACTTTATCTTCTGTTTTAGAATCGTCTTTTGCCCAGAATACGTTAGCGTTTGTTAAAGCATTTTGCTTAATAATAAATACTTGAGTTTTGTCCATAATTAATTATTTTAAAATTTATTTAATGCTAAGTTAGTAAAAAAAATTTAATAAAAAAAAGGGGTAAAGATTAAACCATACCCCCTTTAGCATAAAACAAATAATTATTAGAGAAAACTCTTTAACTTACTAGAATACTCTGTAATCATTTCTTCTAGTTCGTCGATAGTAAATTTAGTTACTTCTCTACTCTTATCTAGTAATTCTTGAGATAAGTTATCGCCAAGATATAAAGAGTACTCGTATTGACGGCCTGCTTTAAATCTATTGCAGTAGCGGCATTGAGGTTTTACGTTTCTAGGATCCCAGCGAGTAGCCATAGCAGTTCTCGAAATAAAATGGCCCGCGTCTATAATATCCTTCTCCCAGTATCCCTTTTTACCGCATGTAACGCAAGTACAAAAACCTCTACTATCTGCATTACTTAATCTTATATATTTAGAAAATACTACGTCTAGTTTTTTAACTAGTTTACTTCTAGTAGGTTTTTTAGAAGTCTTAGGCATCGTTTTACGTTTAAGCAATTATTTATCTAAGTGGTTTAGTAGTAAGTTTCCGTCTACTTCGTTAAATCCTTTTAAAAGCTTATAAAGATACTTACTATCATTTTTTACTTTAGTCTTTTCGGTTTTAGTAGAATCTATACCTAAGTTAGTATAGCTTATAGCGTCTAGTTCTAGTATAGCGTCTGTACGTTCTTTTACCGATAGTTGAAAGTCTTTAGCTATTTTCTCAGCTAATTTTCTAATAGTCATATCTTCACTCATTTATTTAATTATTAAAGGTTAATATATAATTAGCCTCCACCCACCAAAGGTAGAGGATTTTTTAATTAGTTACTAAATTAAGTTTTTAACATTACCTACCCTGCCCTCTATATTTTTTCTTATAATTCTTAGAGGATTTTAAGGCGGAAGATTTAGATTTACTATGGATTCCCTTTCTACGGACCTTATTCTTTTCGTAGTTAATAACTAATTTCTTCATTACTAACTAGACTTACCTTTAAGCTTCTCGTAAGTTCTTAGACCTCCTAGTCCTAGCATACCCATTAGTACGGTAAATAAGCTATTAGTATCAAATTCTACTGGCTTTATATCAGTATAAGCTAAAAGTAAGGGCATTACTATATAGTGAAACGCAAAAGCTACCCCGCATACCCAGCCTATAAATGGCCTCCAGCCCGCTACAAAAACTGTGCGGTGATTAGCTTCTATTTCGTTTATTTTAGTTTGAATCTCTAGTAGTTCGTTAGGATCTAACTCTTTTCCTTTTATAGCTTCTCTTATCTCCCAAGCTAAATTACCAGCTACCGACTTTCTACCGTCTCCTCCTTTTAAAAGTCCTAAAAGTAGTTTTAACATTATTTAAGCATCTTATTATAAAGTATCTGAGCTAACTTAACTTCGTGATGGTTATCTACGCAGATATCTTTAGTAATTTTTTTATATTCAGCTAGTCTCTTGTTTCTGGCACTTGCACAACCCACTAGAGTCGTTACAAGTATTATTAGTGTTATTCGCATGTTTGTTAGTTTGTAGAAGTAAAACTTCCGTTAGTTTGTCGATACTTTTGCGTATCTCTTTTAATTCGTTTCTTAAGCCGTTAGACTTTACGCTAATTGCGTCTTTACTCATTCAATTATCCTTTAATTTATACTTTTTGTATGGTTTATCGTACTACCTACAGTATTAGTAAGTCCAGACGGAGTTAGGTTTATTACCTCCTTGATCGATAGAGTCCGTATCTGCATGGATAAAGGTCTTAGCGATTCCAATACGTTTAAATCCTGATTTGATAAGAGCGTTAAGGATAATGTATCTTTCTGCTCCGCTTCCGACTGCGATATCTGCGGCCTTTCCGATAAGGTGCGAACTATTAGCAGAGGCCTTATATCCTTTTTTTCTAAGCTCCTCGTTATGCTTCTTAGTTCTATATCCGCTGGTAATTTTAAAAGGGATCCCCGCGTACTCTCTAGCCTCTTCAAGTTTATCGAGGAAGGCTCTGTCCATGTTAATTCCCGACTCCAAAAGAGAAGGGCAGTCGAACTCGCTAAGAGTAAAATACCTCATTTTTTTAGTTTACTAATTTCTTCTTTTAGTTCTTTAAATTTATCTTCTAAAGCATCAGGAATACCATCCTTGTCTTTATCAGTAAATAATCCGTAAACAGTTAACCCCATCATTATAGCGGTAGCAAACATTAAAATAGTAATTATAATTATTAAAGTATTCATATTTATCTTTTTTTATTATCTATATCTCTTCTTAGGTATTCTATATCTTTCATGAAAGCCCTCATTTCAGACTCTAGGGCTTTTACCTCTTCCTCAGTTTTTCTTTGGTTAGGCCATGTATACTTTTGCTCGTTTTCTTTTAGCTTTTTAATTCCTACTTGGTTAGCCTCTATCTTACCACTTAAAGTATAATAAGATCCTACTATAGAAGCAAACATAGCTAATAAAGTTACTATTTGCGTAACGCTAATCGATACGTCTGCTTTACCGTCTCCGTCTAAATCAATTTTTGCCATTTAGTTTCTTTGTTATTTGTATAATTGTGTACCCTATTGCTAACAGTAAAGATATTGTCTGAAGATAAGGATTAATCTCTGTTATTGATATTGCTAATGCTATTGCGTTGAATCCGTATATCTTCAATTGTTCCATTGTTTTATGCTATTGCTAAATAGATGTATTCTCCACCGCTTGTATTGATACCTTGCCAATTTCCTGATTCTACTGTAAAACCTGTTGGGATAGCGGTTATGTCAATAGCACTATTTTGTTGTTCCGCTATAGAATCATTTGGTACTAAATAATCATCCATATCAGTACCGCTACTTCTTACTTGGTCATACATAATCCAATCAGCAACACTTCCCGAATCATACCTTTTTATTATTACAAATCTTGGTTCAAATCCTGTTGTTACTGTTACAGTTGAACTACTTCCGCTATAACTCCCCACTTTCTGATACCCATCTACGGAGTGGAAGCAGTAGGCGATTCCTTTGTCTCCATTATTAAAAAACGAACTTTGCCTTACACCAAAAGTTGTAGCACTTGTAGACCAATAGTTCGTTCCTGTTATTTGTGAATCGGTTGTATTTAATCTTAAAAATAAATTATTTCCTAAAGTAGTAGAATACACTGCCCAATTATCAGAAATATCTGTATTTTTAACTAAAATAAGTTCAGGTGAAGAATTAAGCCCTGTTCCTACTGTTCTTATTCCTGAAAAACCATCTGAAGTCCACTTCACAATACTAAACCCTGCATCTCTATTAGCAGATACCTCCCATCCTGTTGTTATGCTACCTGCTGTAATACCTGCACCACTTGCAGTAGAATCTGAAGTTACAGTACCACCTTCTAAAACATTATAAGTATTTGCTGCACCTCCTGCTTTCCAACACCAAGCTACGTAGTCATCTCCATTTTTATTTGTTCTTACGTGAAGAGACTGTACCGTAAAGCCGTTTGAGTCAATGCTGTTTACGTGGCTTAATGTTGTTGTATTTTCTGCAGTTGTCAAATCAGAACTTATAAACTTATATGTTGAAGAGCCTATACCTCTTACTGAATCTATCAAATAGTGATTTGCAATACTTGAATCTCTATTCTTTATCCAAACAAAATCAGGTTGGAATGCCATACCTAAAAAGTTTACGTTTGTAGGTGTTCCTCCATAAACTCCGTTTACAAATGTTGTATTAGATGCAGTTCCGTTGTTGCTTCCTACTTGGTCTGTATAAGTATTGTCAAAAGTGTAATGGGTAACAAGGTTTGTTGTAGGTATATTATTTTCTCTATATAAATTAGTTACGTCTGTTTGGTCTAATGCACTACTATATATTCTTATTTGGTCAAGTGTTCCATCATAAGGATTATTGTCATAAATACTATAACCACCTAATATTAAAGAATATCCCTGTCCATTTGCGATTGTAGAAGTTGTATCTGTATCCTCTAAAGTTCCATTAATATATATTTTTTTGGTTGTAGTAGAACTATCTTGAGTTATTACAACGTGATACCAAGTACCATCACTTAATCCTGTAGCTGTTATATCCACACCTCCACTACCAGCTGAAGCTCTAAAGGTTAAATCGCCGTTATTTGGAAATCCTGTCATTATTCCAAATCCTGCTTGAGTGTTATAGCTATCCGAAGTTCCCATCATAATCCTATAATAAGTAAAATCATCAGAATTCATCCAAAAACTTATACTAAAGTCATTGTACGTAGTTAATCCACTTGTAAGTATTTTAGACCTATTACTTGCTGCAATTCCATTAAAATCTACACCTTGTTCGAAGTTACTGCTTAAAGCATCCTCATCTAACTCATATAAAGCAACACCTGAACCATCATCAAAGAAATCCGTAACTGAATTTTCAGCATCTCCATATTCTTCGTCTGCTAATTGTTCTACTTGTGTTGAATTTAGTTCGGTGTTAAATATTCTGACTTGGTCTACTTTTCCATCAAAGTAACCCCACCCACCTACGCTTGAAAATCCAATTCTAAAAGGATTAGAACTATTATTACTTGTTGCTCCTGAATATGTAATTGGACTTCCATTGTTATTAGTATAACAAGTGTAATTACCACTACCGTCGTGAGTCAATACAATATGCGACCAAGAACCTAATGTTAGTGATGGTGTCATATCTTGTGCAGTTCCGCCCGATATAGATAAAAATAGTTTATTCGAACCACTTCCCAATAAAGAAACTCCCGCATAAGGACTACCTGCTTGCTGATGACCTATTAAGTAATCAAGGGTTGAAATTGTGTTTGGATTAATCCACAAGGAATAAGTAAAAGCAGAAGATGTATCTAATATATTATCTGCCGAAATATAACTACTACTCCCATTAAAAGAAGCACCCTTTCTAATATACCCTGTTATCTTCTGTGTACCTCCGTTTCCTGTATAGGTTACGGTCTCGAAGTTCTGAAAAGCGTCGAATGCTGCTGCTGCAGGTGCAGATGGTGTGGAAGCTACTATACCTCCTGTTGTAAAGAATTTTTTATTAAATCCCATTTAGTCAAGATTTGGTAAAGAATAAGAAACTACTGCTGCTTTAGTTGTTTTAGCATTAATCTCCGCTTCTTTAGTTCCACATTCAGTTCTTAAAGCTGCTCTATCATCTAATATAGATTGAGGCGTAGCTGTGCCACCTTCTGATGCTCTAATAATGTACCAATCTGTTTCTGCTAATTTTCTATTGTATATAGATTTTAAGTTTGCAATCTTTGACTCTTTAAGTTCAGCTACTGTTTGTGTCCAAGTTTTATTAATTACAGGGTAAGTGAAAGTACTACTATCTGCATCCCACTCAAGGTCTCCTAACTTTTGAATTGCTGAATCGTAGCTAGGAGTAACTACGTCGTAAAATCCTGCAGCCTCCCAATCGGAAGAAGATAATAAGTTAAAACCAGTAATTACATTACCCCATGCCTTAGGAATGGTAGTGTATCTTTTTATTGATCCGTCTATTTGTATTGCTTTCATATCTTATTTTTATACTGAAGTTCCTGATGCGTAAGAGGCTACTGCCCAAGTTAAAATAGCGTCCGCGTCTGTATCGTCTACGCAAAGCACTTGTAAAATATTAGTAGCTGCCGTATCTAAACTAGTACTACCTACTTTATTAATAGCTACTGTAGTAAATGTACTAGCGGATAAAGTAATTACCGCACTAGATAAACTACCAGAAAGAATAATATCTATTACTTGGCCCGTTTTAAGGTTTTGTATATCTAAAGTCGCAGTACCTAAAGCTCCCGTTAAATTAAATGCCGCGTAAGAAGAAGCATCTAAAGCAATAGTTCCTGTAGTAGTAGCTATATCTTGTATCTCTGTATATCTACCTTCTAGTTTAGCATGAGTAATTTGGTCGTCTGCTATATGCGCAGTATCTATAGATCCGTCTACATAATGCTCGCTATCGATACTATCGTCTGCTATTTTAGTACCGTCTACCGCGTCTGCAGCTAGTTGTAAAGTATCTACTCCTCCTTCTGCTATTTGGATATCGTCTGCGTTAACTGTTATACCAGTTCCCGCTCCTACTGCTAGGGAAGCATCTCCAGAAGTAGCGTCTCCCGTAAGACCGTCTCCAGCTACGATACCAGTTATATCTCCGTCGTATTGTTGCACCCATGTAAAACCACTAGAAGCACTATCGTAACTTAAAACGTAGTTATCTACTGCAGCGTTAGTAGCGTCTAAATGGGCTTCTGTAATAGCGTCGTCTGCTATCCTTGCAGTCGTTACGAAATCGTCTGCGTAGATCTCGTTAAAGTTATCATTGGTTTTATCGAAAGCGACTCTAAGGGCATCTCCCGTCCCGTCGTTTGCCGAAGTTCCAATATCTATAGGTTGTTTAGCCATTTTATATTATTTTAAAATTGTGTTTGATCTGCCGTATATATATTATTATCTGCCGTTACTGCCGAAGTAGATACATCAAAAGTACTACCGTCGAAATTAAAAGGGTAAATATAACCCCAATAGTTAGCCTCGTTTACGTTACCCGCATGAACGATCTCATAGGTTTTACCCCATCCTATATCATTTCTACCGTACCAATCTGTAATAGGTCTTGCTGCCATATTTTAAACGAAACAATTAGGCTGACTACTAATATGAAGAGTTGACTCATTCGACACATCGCCGAACCAAGTACTACAATAAATCTCTCCCCAGTTAATAGCGTTAGCCATATTATACTAATAATTTTTTTACCAATTTGTTATCTAGGTTTTTAATATAGTTTTCTAACTTGACTATATTTTTTTCCTTTGGTTTATATTTTACTTTTCTTTCTCTCAAATAATCCATCCGCCGAACAAATCCTTATCGGGATATACATCCTCGTTAGTATTACTATAGTATTCTGGAAACTTAGAAGGAGCGTTAAAAGTTAGATAGTCTACTAGTCTATCTGTATAGTATTGCGCCGTATTTCTTTCTTTTTCTATTAAGTAATCTATTTCTTCTTTACTTACGCTATCCGAGTTCTCGCTAGTATGTTTAAATACTCCTTTATTAGCTATAGTATAATTACTAAAAGGTAAATATTCTACCATAGTCCAATGTAGAAGGGCGGGCTTAATTTCGTTATTAACTAAGCTTAAATAATCTCCGCTTAAACTACTAGCTACTATATCTGCTTTTATTTTATTTATTAGGTCGCTTCCTAGATAGTTTTCTATATGCTTATCCTGCGCTATCTTAACGTACTGTATAAAATGATCCGTATCTATATTACCATTCATGGAGGTAAACTTAACTACGTCTTTTCTTGATATTAATAATGCCTCTGCCATAATTATCTAGGGTTTTTATATCCTTTGTTTGGGGTATCTATTGGTCGCGTAGAAACTAAGTTAGGTTCTTCCGCAGAGGTAGGATCTTTAATCCCTTCTTCTTTTCTCTTACTCTTATAAGCTCTCTGAGCCTTTGGGCTATTAGGATCTGGTTTTACTCCGTCCTTAAATATATACGTTTTACGAAGCCAGTAATGCTTACAGTTAGCTCCTCCTTTGTGTAAAAATAAATTATAAGAGTTCTCTCCTCTAGCAGCTAATTCACTATTAGCAGTACTATTTTTATTTAAGTCCTCTTTTCTATAAATTCTTTTAGCTCTTACCATTTTACGACAAAACTCTCTAGAGTTACCGCTAACGATTAAAGGAGCGTACTGGTATCTAACTAAATATCTTTTACCAGTCTCAGTCTCTCCGTCTAATTCACTATTTGCAGTCGCTCTATTTGGTGCTACGGAAGCTAAGCTTAGCATTTTATCTAAGGCCTCTTCCTGCTCGTAATCTACCGCTCTTTCGTCGAAAAGCTCCCAGCCCTGCTCTAATAGCTCCTCCTCACTTTCGCCTAATCCTTCTAGGCTATCTAATAGCTCTTCGTCCGTTGGCTCTTCTTTACTAAGCTTTACTCCCGTTTCTTCTTCTCTAGCTTCGTCTGTAATAGCGTTATCTGTTTCGATAAACTCTAAAGGCTGAAGCGTTTTAAAATATAATTTAAGACTAATTCCGTTTACTGCTAGAATTTGATCTATAGCGTCTATAATTAAGTCTTGGTAAGGTCTTATAGTTACGTTTTGGAATAACAAAGAAGCCGTTTTAATTTCGTCTGCGTTATTACCTAAACCGTTATTACCGTCTCTAATTCCTAAAAGTAAAGGAGAGGTAACTCTATGGCCTACCATTAATTTAGTAGCGCATTCGTTAGCTAAATATTCGTAATGAGCTGGAGCGTTATCTAAAGGAATATCGTCTATAGTAGTTTTTTGCTCTGCGTTATTATTAAAAGCTACTATTACTTTTTCTCCTCTAGACCCCGTAAGTTTATGCATTACGTCGTTCTTTATTTGTAGCTGCTTTTCCCTATCTGGGATTCCTGCGTTAAAATTTATTACTTTGGTTCCCGAAAAAGCATTTTGTACGTCGTTAATAAGGTAATCCGCCACTTCGCTCTCTAGCTCAGCATACGCTAGGCTTCCCGCGTAATCTACGGGGCAGTAATAATCGTAACCAGAAACGTACTTTTTAATAATCTTAATCTCTGGCTCTATTCCGTTACCCATGCCAAAAGCTGCTATCCTTTCTGGATTATCATTACTTTTTACTTTAGCCCAGTTAGGCGAATAGTAATAAGCTTCTATATCTCCGTCTTTATTATATTTTTCAGCTCTTAGAGTTTGTCTCGGAAAATGCTCCGCTCTAAATACTTTACCGTCCTTATATAAGACTTGAAAGGAAGCCTCTCCTAAGAGTTTTAAGTCTAGAGATATCTTCTTAAGACAATCGTTTTTAAAAATAGATCTAAGAGCAGCGTATTCGTCTGTCTTAGTAGAACTATCTAAAGCGTCTAGGCCTTTACCGTAAATTAAGTTACTTATCCCGTTTATAATAGCGTTATTAGTAGTACTATTAGTATATAAGTCTATAAGATACTGGTAGTAATTGTTATCGGATCCATACGCGACCCAGTCCTTTTTTTTATCCTCTTTGACCTTAGGCCTATTATAAGAAGAAAGGTTTACTATATGTAAGTTATCCATTATATTAATATAAATTCGTTATCGTCGCTATTTACTGTATAAGCGTTATTATTTATAGAATAAGTGCTTACTGTTTGATTAGTGCAGAATATTTTATCTCTAAATATTACTTCACTACTAGCAGTAATTTCTATAGTATAGTAAGTATCTTCTTTTAGAGTAAAGGTATCGCTATGCTGGTAGTAGTAATCTACCTCAGTAAAAGAAGTTGCCGTAGAAGAGTATACTTCTTTATTAGTAGTCTCGTTAGTTATTTTTATAGTATAAGTTACTCCGTCCGTATAAGATCTAGGAATAAAACTAAAAGTTTGACTACTTGCTGACTCTTGTAATATTATCATACTTATATAATAAAAAAAAGTCTAATTTGTTATAATAAAAAAAGGGTAGCATTTCTACTACCCCTCTTTATTTAGTAAAGTTACTAATTAACTATTAGTCCCTTCCGTAACCGTTACCGTAGCTGAAGCCATTCCAGCGTAAGGATCTGCAGCCGATGGGCTATCGATAAAGTTAGCTGGCTCTCTTTCTTGAGCAGTTAACGTTAAAGTATATCCGCTAAGGTCTCCCATACTAGCCCCGCTTACTATGCTTCCGCCAGAAACGTCCGCTCCATGCTCTAAGCCCATTAAAAAAACGTTACCGTTATAATCTTCTACCGCTACATGAGGTCTCCCATACGCTAGAAGTTTTAGCTCTTTGTTATCTTCCTTAGAAAGTTTTTTAAGAGTAAGGTTTAGAGTTTGCTCGTAGAATACAGTACCATTCTCTCTAGAAGCGGTTACTGCCTGCTCAAAGCTACTACTACCTTTTAATTCATATTTAAAAGCCGTAAAAGTCCCGTCTAAGTCTGTAATTTCGTCGTCTGTTTTAGTTACGGTTCCTAGATCTCCAAAATCCGTAAAATAAATAGCTTTCAGACCGCCTACTACGTCCTTACATGGTTCTTTTCGACCTCTTGTTAAATCGCATGCCATATCTTTTATATATTAAAAAAGGGTAGGCAGGCTCTTTGGCTTACCTACCCCTTTAAGTTAAACTATTCTAATTCTTAGTTAGCAGAGTTAGTAATACCGTAAGTAGTTATATCTTCTACTACGCCATACTGAATTCCTGCGGTAAATCGCATTACGACTCTAACGTTATCTGAACCGTCTAGGTCGCTCATATCTAATACTTTTACTTCGTTGTGATCTGCTAAAAGACCAGTACCAAAGAATAAGTTAGATTTCTCAGCCGCAATAGCAGTATTATCTCCTAATCCGTTAGCTACGAAGATTTTTACTCCGTCGAAAGTAAGAGATCCGTTATTCCACCATTGAGTTCCCATCGCGTTAGTACCCGCAGCACCTAGTCCAGAAGAACCAAATCCTCCTAAAGCTCTGACGTATGCTCTAGCAATATTTTGAGAAACGTATACGTTAAGATCTTCAGCACCGTAAAGAGCAGAAGGAATAGCGTCTACGATTTTACCAAGCTCTGTAATTACGTTAGAAGCAGTTACTGTAGTAGAAGCTACTTCTTGAGCCGCTGGTAAATCCGCGTCTAAAGCTAAAGTAGTAGAGAATCCGTCGAACTGTCCATTAGTAGAAGTATCTCCGCTCCAAATAGAGTTCTCAGTTCTCTGCGCTACTTTTGCAGCTACATGAGAAATTAAGAAATCGCTGAAAGAAGATGGTAGGTCATGATGGGCGCTATACCCCATCTCTATAGCCTGCCAATCTGAGATAAAGTCTTTCTTACAAAGTTGTAAGTTGACTTGCTGGAATTCTGGTTGAAGAACTCTCTCAGTAAGAGTAATTGTAGAAGTTGCGTCGAAGTCGCATGAAGCGTCTTTTACGATATCATTAGTAGATACCTTCTTAATTACCTCTTTAAATTTTACGTTAGGTTTAACTGTAATCCCTCCGTTTTCGATTGTCGATCCACTTAGAAGGGCTGCAGAAATATACTGTCCTGCCGACTCCCCTGCGTAAGTAGAAGTAATACTTGTAGTTGTTGCCATTTTTATTGATTGATTTTTGAAATTTTACTTAATACTCTGTCGTAAGTAGTCGTAGCTCTTTTCTGAGCAAATAAATTTAAATTACGATCTTCTTCTTTTTCTGGGTTATGTTTAACCTTAGGAATCTCGGAAAGCTCTTCTTTAATTTCTTCTTTGCTTTCTTCCTCTTTAATTTCTTCGCTAAGTTCTTCCTTAACTTCTTCTTCAGAAACTTCTTCGCTCATTTCTTCCTTGTCTTTAATCATAGCCTTAATCTCTTCGATCATAGACTTAACCTCAGCAAGTTCTTCTTTAGTCGCGTATCCCATTTCTTCTTTATCTTCTTCGAGTTCGGTTTCCTCGTTCAGACTTTCCTCGCTAGGCTCCTCTTCCTCTTGAGCTGCTCCAATAGAGTCGATAATTCCCTCCTCTTTGACCATTAAAACGTTTCCGTCCTCTAGAGTATAGTCTCCTACGGGTAATGCTACTTTTTCATCGGGGGTAACGATAAAGACCTCTTGGCCTGCAGCGAAAGACTCTGCTTCTATAATCGTTCCGTTTTCTAAAGTAGCCGTCGCTAATTTTACTTCTTCCGTTTCGATAGAAAGAAGTTCTTTGGCTTTTTTAAGTACTTCGGTTGCTTTCATATTCTTATAATAAATTAATTAACACTTTGTTAGATTTTTAAGCTTTCTTTTGTATAATAAACCATTCGTTTCCGTCTGACCATATAGCTATTCCTTCGTATTCTTTGTTAATCTCGTAGGCTAAGGTACTACCATCTAGATTTTGCCCGCTAGCTGGAGTTAAGTCTACTCTAGTACTAGCTGAAAAAGTACTATCGGTAATAAATCTTAAAACCCTATTTGTAGAGTTAGAAGAAGTAGCGTCTGGTAATGTATAGGTAGCCGTTCCCGTTGCTCCGCTCCAAGTAAGCTTAACCATCATAGCGTTAGTATAGGCAGAATCTCCTAAGTCTATAGTCTCTCCTGCCGTAACGGTTTTAGATACCGTAATAATATGGTTAGTAATATCGTTTATAGTAGCCTTCTTAGTCGTACTACTTTGTACTAAAGGTACTATCTCCGTACCCGTTAAGGTAGAAGCTGCCGTTAGTTCGCTTATTTTTTTATCTGCCATTATTGATATAGTTTACTTCCGTTTTCTTGTATAAATTTTTCTCCCTCTTCTGTATATAGGAAAAATTGGTATCTAGTTATATTACCTATTCCTTGAGCTTGAAAGCTACCGTCGCAGCACTTTCTAGAGTAAGTACCGTCTGGGCAAAGGCATCCTCTTTTATCGTTTTTAGGACTTGGTGCTTTTTCGTTATAATCTCTCATTATATTAGGTCTAGAGATTTTAGCTTAGCTTCTGCGTATCTTTTTGCTGAAAGGCCTCCCCATAATAAAAAACTTATCGTACCGCATGCTTCATTATCTGAAGGATCGTAAAACTCTTCTGCTCTAGATAAGTAGCTATACATTCTCTTAATGGTCTCTAAGCTTATAGGTTTACCTTGAGCTAATTGCTGCGCTCTAATCTTTCCTACTGGAGTAGCGCATTTATTATTTACTTTTTCGTTTAGTTCTATACCTCTCTTAGCGTTATTCTTTACCGAGTCTGGATAATCATTATAAGACTCCATTTCTATAGTCTTACCGTTTTTATATCTTTTATCGCTTTTTATAATAGCGGTAATTTCGCTTAATAAATATTCTGCCTCTTCTTCTTCTAGAGCTGCTAGAGAATTAGGTTCGTTAGGTCTTTCTAAACGATCTGCAAAATATCCTTCTATAGAGAATCCTTTTACTTTACCCGTCTTAACGTAGTTTTCCCAGACGTCGTCGTTTTGTACTTTCATTGATAGCATCCAAGTACCTACTGGCATATCCATACCGTAAGCTGCGCTTTTATCTTTTTTAGAATCTTCGACTAACCAAGACTCTACGGCTACTAAACCGCTTAAAGCTTTTCCATGCTCTAAAGTAGACTTATTATAATTACCTTTTATAAAGAATAGTTCGCTAGCTTTTCTTACCGTATCTCTAGAAAAATAAATATAGTACTCTTTATCTTCGCTTCTTCTGTATATCGGTTTATTAGGAATTAAAGCAGCACCCATTAGAATACGCTTCTCTTTGTTCACTTCCGCAAATTTAACCTCATGGTTTTTAAGTGCTATAAAGTCCTCTTCAATCGCAGGGTTTTCTACTATAGATACCGCCTCGATTCCAGAAATTTCATCTTCTTCGTCTATAAAAAGTTCTACTATATCCATATTATTATAATAAATTTTAAGAGGTTTTGTTATCCTATCGAAGCTTCGTTAGTAATATTTCTGTCTAGTTCTTGTTGGTTACTAACTTCATTACTCACTACAAAGGCTTTTATAGGTTTAGTTTCGTTTTGGCCTAATGCTTCTGCTAATTGGTTTTCTGGAGCAGCTCCTACTATATTAAACGAAGGGGCTTGAGACTCTCCTCTTCCGCCGCTCATGCCTCCGCCTAATCCTCCTGCAGCGGTTTTAGCTCCTCCTATAGCGTTTTTAATTCCCATAAAAATACCCGCAGCTTGGGCAGCATATCCTATAAGTAAAGGTATATTCTGAGGAAAACCTACCTTAGCCGTCTGAGCCGTACCTTCCGCTACTGCGACCGTACTTCTAGCTCCCGCTTGAGTTGCGAAACTAATAGTTTTAGTAGCTTCTAAGACTAATTCTCTAGCTTGTAATACTGACTTAGCAATAAGAGCGGCCTTACCTACTGCGCTTTCTGCTCCTGCTATAGCTATTACATTATCTAAAGAAGATTGTCTAGCAGCATCTAATTTAAGTTGGTTCTCTATTTGAGCTTGAACTAAAGCAGCTCTTTGATCTGCAGCGTCTTTATTAAATATACTTACTTGCTGAGCCTTTATACCTTCAGCTTCGACTTCTTTTAGTCCTTCGGAAGTAATTGTATTTACAGTTTCTACCTTCTCTCTTTTTACTACGTCTACCTTGCCTTCTCTTATTCTTTTTTGCTCTGCAGCTTCTAAGGCCAGTAATTCAGTTTCCTTTTTAAATATCTCTTCTTTCTCTGCGTTACTGTCTCGTAATTGTTGTAACTCTGCTTCTAGTAATCTTTTTCTTAAATCAAATACTTTTTTAGCAGACTCTCCCGCAGCTTCGGCTACTGCTATTTCTCTTTCTAGCTCTTGTATAGAATTACTTACCGCTTTCTTAGTTGATATAGCTGCTCTTTCTGCTTCGTCTGGTAAAATACCTAAGAACTCTAATACTGGCCTAGCAGCATCGAATAAATTATTAAAAGTAGTTTTTACTGCGTCTATAGCTTTACCTACGAAGGGTACGTTACTAGCAAATCTTTTTACTGCTTTAGTTATACTATCCCAGTTATTTACTATAGCGGCTAATAATATAGCAAAGGCTCCTACCCCAGTAGCTAATATCGCTTTTTTAGTAGTAGATCCAAATAACTTAGCAGCTACTCCAGATTTTTTAGCAGCTTGAGCTACTTGGCCAAATCCTTCCGATACGTCTTTAATTCCTAAACCTACGGCGATAGCAGAGGCTGCTTTTTCTTCAAACTCTCCAAAAGCTTCCGACTCTATTCCTAAAGTACCTAGAGTACCTACTACGGCAGAGAGAGATCCACCAAAAACTTTAGCTGCACCGTCTGCCGCTTGTAATTTATCGTCTAGATTAAACCCTTCTATCTCGTTATTAATAGTTTCTATTTCTCTACTTAGTAACTGCGACTTCTTAGCGGCCTCTTTAAAGGCGTCCGAATTTCTATCTAGATCTTTTAACTCTTCGTTTACGTCCTCTAGCATACCCTCTAGCTGACCTAGAGACTTAGCGTTTACGTCTATTTCTATTGTCTTTTTAACTGCCATACCTCTCTCTTATGTTGTTTATAAGCTTCCTTAATACTCTCTGGAGCTTTATTCTTTCCTAAGGCTATAAACGTATAGTCCCCTATATTATCTTCCTGCTTAGCTATCTCTAGCATATCTAATATATTACTTATCATGCCGTAGTAATTTCTTCTATTTCACTTAAAGCGTCTGCCTCTGCGTAAGCTAAATCTGTATTAGTCCTACCATAGAATCTAAAGTAGTAAGTCGTAGCTGAGGTCGCATTATTTTTCTGGTAACTAGAGCTAAAGGGAACCGTAGGCCTTTTATTATTACTAGCCGTTGGATAGTCTATTTTAGTTACTCCAGCTACCGCAGCTATATCGTCTACGTCCGTTCCTAATAAATCGTCTGAAGTAGTACTATATAAGAATCCGTATTCGTCTATATTATCTGAAGTTCCTATCTTACCTAGAGTTTTAACTTGGTAACCTATCTTAAAGGAAGAAGAAGTAACTTCTCTTAGATTAGCGTCTGCAGTATAATTTGTGGTATCTGCGGTAATTAAATTAGAATCTACTGTAATATGCGGATCAAATACCGCAGGAGGAGTTACCTCTACTGGCACTCCATTAACGCTAGTATCTGGAGTATTATTATCTGAAGTAGTGCCGTCGTTAGAATCATTTATAAAGACGTAACCGTCGTTAATTTTAGAATCTGTACAGTCAGTTTTTATTATAGTAGAATCTATAGTAGTAATATCTACGTCTGCAGTTACGCAGGAGCTTTCTAGTACTATCTCTTCTTCTCTATATATAGTATCTCTAATTATATTCTTACCTTCTACGGCAGTCGTATTAATTAATTCTAGATTACTTAATAGCTTCTGAAAATTGGTAGTTATCTTATTTATTTTATAAAGCCTATCCGTAATTAAAACTTTGTCGTTTAATTTTAAATTAGATAATATTCTTTGAGGTAAATAAGCAGAAGTATTAGTTAATCTTCTTTGCTTATCAAAAATATCTACTATATAATTCTTATAATATTGGTTAAATAAAGAACTCTTAAAAGGAACCTCAGCGTATTCGTTAATCTCTGAAGCGAAATTTATATTAATTGAATCCGTTAAGTCGTCTCCTAGCTCTATAGAATTAGAAGGCATATAGACTTTAGTATCTGAAGATAATGTAGTAGTACTACTATCGAAGTTTATAAGTTTTATAGGTTCGCTTATTTCTTTGCTTACCGCGTAAAATAAAAGAGGCTTTCCTATTGTTGGCTCTTGTTTTTCGTCTGCGCTCCAGCCTATTTGTATACCAGTATCTGAATTATCGTCGGCATCTGTTAGCTTCTCGAAAAGCATATGTTCAAAAGGAGCTACTATCTTATACTCAGATCCTAAGTTATTATCGTTTTCTTTATAATGTAGCCCTCCCCAGTCTTTATTATTAAGATCTTCGTAAGTAGCTGCTAAAAAAGTATCTCTACCTTCGTAAGAGAAAGTAACTTGTCTATAAGGCACTATAGAATCTACCGTAACTGTATCTTTATCTATGTAAGGGGTTATATCGTAAATACTATCACTAGCTCCGTAAAATTGATCTAGAGTCTGTATTACTATTTTTCCCTCCTCATTTTGATAAGCCGTAAGATTAAACATCTTAAAGAGTCCAGTAAGGAATCCTAAAATAGTTATATCTGGCATTTGACTAGCTGCGTATAACTCTGTATCTACTCCTATATCTACAGTTCCTTTAAAATTAAATTCTCTTTTCCCTGCTATTGTAGCTGGTCTAGTTACTCTAATCTTTAAAGTAAAAGAAGCTGGAGTAGTAGAGCGGATAGCAAATCTATAAGAGCCAGAATCTATTTCTATTTCGTCTCTTTCTGGTATTGGAGTATATACTCCGTTAGTCTGAGTTCCTGTATAGCTAGAAAATTCATTCCCTTGAGAGTCGTATATAATAATAGTAAAAGGATCGCTTGAAGTTGTTTCTACGCTTAGACTTAGGCTTCTTTGCTTAGCGGCTCTTTTAGGGTTGCTAATTACTTGAGCGGGATCTGGAGTAGTAAAAGTATTACCATTCTCTATAATACCCACTCCCGTAGTGCCAGTATCTGAAGGCTGTACTACTTCAAAATCTTCGGCAAAAGTACCCCCCTCTTGATCCGAAAATAACGCCCCTGTTTTGGTATGTAACCAAAGATATAAATTATAATAAGGTAAATTAGTCTCATTAAAAAAGTCTGTAGTAAACTCTATGCCGCTTTCTTTATACTGGGCCTCTATTGCTTTTATAATAGCATGAACTCTAATAGCTGGTTTTAACTCTGTAAGTTTTAAGCCTCCATTAGTTACGTTCGCTAAATTAGTTTCTCCTGCAGTTCCGACGTAAGAAGCGTTACTATCGTATATCATTCTATCGGTATGCGATATAAGAGGAAAGACTACGGCATCTTCTATATCTACTTGGTCTACTTTGCTAGTGTCTCCTTTTACTGGCATGTAGAAAATCTCGTTTTTACCGTCTTGTAAATATTGCTTTACGTTAGCTGAAGTATAATCGAACTTAAAATTACTTATTAAATAAGATAGAGACGCTAATTTATTTTCTCTAAATACATCCTTTAATATAACCCCACTACCAAAGAAAGTAATTCTATAAGTAAATGGCCTATTATCTTTAGTAGTAGAACCCTCTAATTTTATATAACCCTCTTTATAAAGTCTATAGTTTAAATATAGTTTAGCTTTATGCCGTCTCTTAGGATCAAATCCGTCAATAAAGTAATTATAGAAATGCTTAAATATAATATTATTAGTACGAGAAGCGGGTACGTTAAAAGTCCTAGTAAAGTCAGAAAATACTTTAGATATATCTCTTACATCCTGCAGAGATTGAGTATAGCTTACAGTTTCATTATCGTAAAGCTCTACTTCGTCGTAGGATTGCCCGTTTTCGTTTAATATATATAACTGTAAATTAATCATTACCTTACATTATTAATCTTATTAAATGCGAACTCAAAGTCTATAGTATAGTTAGATAATTTATCGTTTAGGCTTGTTTTTAATTCTAGGTTTTTAGTCTTGGGTATTATAGGAAGCGTTTGGTTATTCCATCGAATCCAAACTTTCTCAGATAAGAATAACTCCTCGATAGCACTATTAAAATCTTCGTTTACGAATCCAGTATTAAGACTTATACTGGTTTTAGCATTAGTATTATATCTCTCTCTCTGGCCTCTATAAGTATCGTAGGTTACGTTATTGTTTTCAAAGATATTTCTCTTAAAGGTTTCGTCCGTTACGTTAAAGCTCTCTGTAGTCTTTTTAAAGAAGTACAAGTCTTGGAAAGCTCCGAACTTATTTACGAAAGTAACTTTATAAGGAGTATACTTAGGCTCGCAGACGTTATTAATATTTATAGTTTTTAGAAGAGTAGTATCGTCCGTGTCGTAAACTTGGATAGTAGAGCTATCTGCGGGTATATTTATGTATTGTATCTTTTGATTAGTATTACCGTTATCTGTTATTTGTGCTTCTGAACTATCGACCACTACCTTACCTACTCCTTCTGCAAATAAAGGAAGTTTTCCTATCGTACCCTCTGGAATATATAAAGTTGAGGTAGATATTAAAGCATGCCTATCTAATTCTGGATTTATACCTTCCTCAAAATATCCAAACCCATCTAAAGCTAAATAGGTATTCGACTCTGGACTTCCGTAACTAAATTCGGTATCGTTTTCGTCTCTTATAATAGCGTCGGTTCTTACCCATACTGCGTAACTAGAATAATTATTGTTAAACTCTATATTAATATAATCTCTTACTAATTCTGCGATCTCGAAATTAATTTTAGTTTCCCCCGTTATTAAAGATTTACTTAAAGTATATTTCTTATCCGTCGCAGTATAACTAGAAGCTAATCCAGTATATATATAAATATCTAAAACTATATTATCAAATGCCATTATAATCTTCTTAATTGTTTAGTATTCCAGTCTTTTAAATAAACTGCTTTAATCGCATTAGCACTTCCAAAAACTATAACGTATTCAAATTGTTGAGAAGCAGATATTGCGTAAGTTCCTTTAGTTTTTCTTATATAAGTATGATTACCGTTAGTTACATTAAATTCTCCAGTTCCTCCACTAGCCCCCGTACAAAGAGTCTTACCCTCCCATGATCCGTCTGGAGCTAGTACATCTTCTGCGTACATTAAGTATTGAGTAATCGGAATATTTTTTCTATCAAAATCATTGTAATTATCATTACTCCATACCCCTATATACCATTGATTAATTTTTGTATCACATGGGTTTGGCGGATCTGCCGCAGGCTGCTTTATTCTTTCGTCGCAGTCTATAGTACTTCCCGTATTAGTAAATCCGCTTGGAACCTCTATAGTATAAGTTACGTCTCTTCTAGTTATTTCAGTTACTTCGGGAAAAGTAGTAGGAGTAAAACTCTCTATAGTTAGATATTCTCTTCCATTAGGCCCATAGTATTTAGCGACTCCTGCAGTTACGCTACCATCTTTTAAAATAGCTTGGTCGTCTAAATCTACGTCCGAGCAAGTAAAAGTAGGCACTATTATATTAGATCTTTGCGTATAAGTTATATTACATTCTATAGTAGAACCCGTATTAGAATAACCAGAAGGAACTAATACGTCGTAATATAAAGTAACGCTTATATCTGAGCCAGAATTATTAGCAGCTATACTTGTAACTGAAGCACCTCCGCTAGTCTCTTTAGTTGCGGTAACGGTTCCTATAGAAGAAGGAGTAGTAAGAGTTCCGTCTGCAGCTACTGCTCCTCCTAATAAATTAGCAGTAGTACAGTCAAAAGTAGCTAAAGAAGTAAGAGTAGTAGTAATTGTTTGTTTTGCGTTACATCCAGTACTATTATCTATTCTTTCTAGCTGAAAGCTAAAAACCCCAGCGACGCTTCTAGAAGTAATAGTAACCTCTTCGTCTGTAGTATTTATACTTACGTCTAGGTAAGATCCGTTGGTATTTAAAACAACATCCGTAAAATCTGTAGTAGTACCCGTAAAATAACTAGAGTAGTCTATAGTTACCGAACTTCCTCCAGTATTTAAAGCTTGGCTAGGTATAGATCCGCTAGGACTTACTACAGTAGGACAGTCTACGGGTTTTAAGGGTTGAGTTGCCGTAACTTCGCAAATAATGCCGTCTCCTTCGTTACTAAAGCCAGTAGGAGCTAAAATAGTAAGTTTTAAAGTTCTTAAAGTATCTCCGCTAACTTCGTCAAAAGATCCATTAGAAAAATCTGCCGCATCTGAGGTATAAGAATCTATACCGCCGTAATCTAAACTAGGTAAAGAGATAGCTCCGCTTTCGTCTACTGCGAATCCTTGAGCATTAGCGTAACTACAGTTAAATTCTGGTAGCGGCTCTGGCGGCTCGCTATAGCTTAAATAATATGGGCTTCTTACGTTTATCTTAGTACTCATGGTCTTAATCTTTTTTCGTTAAGCGAAAAGGCTAATAAATCTTCTACGTCTAATCCAAATCTTTCTATTAGTTCGTCTGGTAATTTCTTAAAGTATTTCTCGAAGGGCTTAGTAAAAAATAAGCTAGGTTTTATTCCTTTCTTCTTTATGCTTCTAGCTAGTATATATCCCATACTTTTATAAGAGCCAAACTTACCGTTACCGAGTCTAGGTTGCATTCCTCTAAATCTAGCCCATTTAGATAAAAAGCCCGTATGGTATTCTAGTCCTACTAAGTTACTACTGCTAGAGTAAGAATAAGGAGTATTATATTTTCTTTCTGTACCGCTTACCCCTTTGTCTTGGTATAAACCGTATTCCTCCATAGAGAAACTAAGAGAAAAGCTATTCTCGAAAACTTCGAAGTCTCCGTCTATACTTTCGTATAGTTTTTTACTTACCCTCTTTCTTTTCTTAGACAAGTTATGCTTAGCCTCTCTTACGACCTTATCTCTAAACTCCTCTAAGAACTTTCTACCTTCTCCCTTAGTTAGCATACGGTCATATCGTTTTGAATTAATATATCTAGAGTAGAGGCCCAGCCTGCTAATTTATTCTCGAATCTATCTACGAAAGGCTCGCAAGTTACCGCTCCTTCTACTTGGTATTTATCTTGATATAAAGTACCTCTTTGTAATAAAGCTATTAATCTATTCTGGATTGCTAACTGAGTATTTAGAATATCCTGCTCGTTATCGTTCCCTATAAAGTTATCCGTAGTTTCTTCTTTACTTTCGTCTACTACGTCCATAGAAAGCACGCTAATATTAAAAGTAATAAAGTTAGAATTTACTGTAGCGGTATTTACTATAATATGCGATAAAGGAAAGATAGTAGACTTATTAAGATCTACGTCGTCTAAGCTTCCGAAAGTAACTGTATTAACGAAAGGCTCCGCTATTAAGGTATCTTTTATTTTATCTGTTAATTCGTAGAAGGCTTTCATTTCTTAAATTTTTCTAACTGTTTCTTTTCTAATTCTATCTTTTCTTTTTCAAACGCTAGGAATAATAATGCTTGATGCATGTTTAATCTGGTAACGTCATCGAAACGGGT